TTACCTGCACCTGTGACCTTTTCCTGATCCTCTATGAGTCCAGTTACCTCAAGTTCTAAATTCTCATTAGTTGTAACATACTTATCATTTTCAGTGATTAAACCATTAATTTTATCTTTACTAGTTGTAATATCACTTTTACCTCTCTCCTCTAATTCTTTAATAAAATTATTTTGCATCGTCATTTTATCTTTCAAATTATCTTTTTTTAAATCAAGAGACCTAATTTTTTCCTTCTTAACTCTAATTTTATCTTTTATTAAGCTATTCATTGCCGAAAAAATGCGTATATCTAAAAGATCCTCTATCACATCTCTTCGATTTGATCCACTTAACTGCATAAATGGAACAAACGTACTACTACCAAGTATCACAATTTGTGTAAATGACTTGTAATTAACCTTTAATATATTCTCTTCAAGTATTTTTTGATTTGATCGATCATCCGCCTGTCGATGCATTTGTTTACCATTGACTTCAATATCAAAAATATTTGGTTTCATTCCTCTTCGAACGATGTAATCACGACTGTTAACAGAAAACTCAAGTTCAACGAGACAATCTCTTTCATTCACAGTATTCATCAACTGTGATTTGTTTATTTTACGAAAAGGTTTATTAAACAAAGCAAAGGTCAAAGCATCTAACATCGTAGATTTACCAGAACCATTTGTACCAATTATTAAATTTGTATTTTTTTCTAAAAAATTTATTTCGTTCCAGTGATCACCAGTTGAAAGAAAATTTTTCCATTTTATAGTTTTAAAAGTTATCATTGTTTATGTCTTGGTGGAACAATAATGTCATCAGAAGTAATTACGGCATACTTATAATTATGTGCTTTGCATGTTTTCAATGCAAGGTCATCATCTATTTCAATAACGACCATTTTTTTATCTTCATCCTCTTCCAACATCATAGCATATCGATTTGCATCATCCTCTTCCTCAAATAAAAATAAAACTAAATTCCCATACTGATCGTCAACAGCATATACACCCTCCTCTCTTTTATTTTTAAGTGTTAAAAGATACATTACTCTACCTCGCAGGCTTCTTTATAAAGATCTTGAAAAATGTTTTTAACAATATTTTTATCAAACTCAATATCAGATTCATCAATATAACGATTTAAGATTGAGATTGTGCTCTCTTCTTCCTCAATTTCAAAACTTTCGCTTTCCTCTAGAACAAAATTTTCAATAATTTTTAAATCTTGTATACCAGAAGAATAGAGTTTATCAATAAATTTTTCAAAGTTTTTAGGATCAGATTTTTTACGAACAATTAATTTAACAATTTTATTTTTATATTCAGTCGTATTAAACAATTTATAATTAGTATCTTCATAATATACGTTATAGAATAATTTATAAGGATTGTTAACTGGAGTATGAGTAAGGGTATCCGTATCAAAAATATGAAACCCTCTTGTATCATTTACATCATTCCAATACATTTCGTATGGATTACCTAGATAATGTATTTTACCATTGGTTGAACGAGTATGAAAATGTCCAGAATAAACTACATCAAACTTATCAAGTATATCAATATCCATTCCATTTTCCATCATATGACCACGAGTAGCTCTGAATCCATTTAATTCTAAATGTCCCATTGCTACCTTACTTTTAGTTTCACTGATTAGATTAGTTGTATGCTCATAATTTTCAGAATTAATCCAAGGTAAAAGGAGAATGTTTAATCCATCAATATCAATCTCAGTTGCTTTTGAAAATGTAGATATGTTTGAATAATCGTTTAACAAAAGTTCTGGTGAGTTTACATAATTAGTATTTTTGTAATAGCAATCATGATTACCAGTGATCGCATACACTTTATACTTTCTCATTGGTTCAAAGACAACCTTCTTTGACCACTCTAAACTCTGATAATCGATTGATTTACGACTATCAAATATATCTCCCATATGAATTATGGTATCTATGCCTTCCTTTTCTAAGGTAGGAAAAAATACGTTGTCATAAAATAACTTAAAATATTCATGAAGAGATGTAGACCCCTTACGTGCACCGTAATGAGTATCTGTTATTATAGCAACTTTCATCGATTATTATTACGATACTGAATATTATCTTTAATAGTATTGAAATCAGAACTAGTTCCTGACATTGCATTATCATCAACTGCCATAACCTCATCAAATCCACTTCTTTCAATAATCTTTGTCTTAATATCCAATTGTTTCTTTTCTTTTTGAATCCTTCTAAGGAAAGCATAGTGTATCACCTGTGTAAAGTAAGCAAAAGGATTCTTAGATTTCTCAGGATCAAAGTTGTGTATGTACTGAACACAATTTTCAATACCATCAGAAATCATATCCTCACGAAACATATAATTTACAAAGTTCGGTTTATACGACAAATGAGTTGCGATCTTTAAAAAACAAGAACCAAGATAATTTGATATGGGTGGTTTACCCTCCCATGGTCCTGACTTAGGTGGATCTATACCATGCTTCTTAAGATATGCTGCTTTTGCAAGTAATGCCTTTCCTCTATAGACAGTTATAGCCTGTAGTAGTTCCTTATTATTTACATAGTGTTCCGACTTTTTTCTAGGCATAACATTTATCTTTTTCCATAATAATATTATAACATATTTTAAATACTTGACAAGTAGTGTAAATATGTGTACAATAACTCTGTAAGGGTTGAAAGGGATATAAGATAGTTAAGTTTCTTGGTTAAGCTTAAAGACTCTTTCAAGTTTTTTACGAGCTTCATCAACTGTAGAAATATAACCCATTTCATAATCAGGTTTTATAATACCACTTTCTTTAGATAAATCTACATCTTCATTTATGTAATGATTATATAAATTAATTAATTTTTTATCTTTTGATTCTGTCATAGTAATTACTTTATCGAGATGAATCATAAAAATATCTTCATCAGTTAATTCCATCCATGGTTTAACTTTTATGAAGGTTCCATTAGGAGTTACGTTTGACCACATCATAACAGGTTTTTGAAGAGCGATTACAGTATTTTCATCTTGAAAATTATCTACAAGAATTAATGAGAAGATTTCCTCTCCTGAAACTAGTTTAATAATTGCGTAAAATTCATCTTCCATTATTTTTTAAGAGGTATGTTGACTATATCATAATCAAAATTTTCTTCATTATAAATTTTAATTCTTTCAATTAAGTGGTTGAGGGTATAATTTTTTCGAGATTTATAACTAATATCATCAGCAATATCATATAAAGTAGCTCTTGTCTTTTGATTACCTTTACGAAGAACTCTTCCAATTGATTGAAGATTTCTTATTCTTGATTTAGACGGAGATGCAAAAATTACATTGTGTAAATTTTTGATATTAATCCCAGTGGAAAAAGTCCCGTACGAGGCAACGATAATAGCATTATTCTCTTTCTCAGTGATTTCTCGAACTTTTTCCCTGTCTTCGGTTTCCACTCCACCATGAATAAAAAAGACATTTCGATTTTCAATAATGTTGTTACTATTTATCAAGTTATAAAGAGGTTCTCCGTGTTTCTCAACTCTTGCAAAGAGTATTAAAGTATTACCTTTGAGATCGAGTGCAAGGTTTTTGATGAAGTTATTTCTCTTTGTATGACTAATAATATATTGAACTTCTTCTTCAAAAGTTTCAAATTTATTCGGTGGGTGTTTCAATAGAAGCACGTTGATATCCAGTTTAGCCAAATGCCCTTTCTTCATGAGCTCGTCAGTTTTAATGATCTTATAGGAAGGTCCGAACAATCCCTCAAGAACCCATTTATGAGTTTCACTTCCGTCCAATGTACCTGTGAATCCGTAACGATACTTAACGTTATCAAGTTTAGTCATTATAGATATTAATGACTTTGATTTAAATTGATGAGCTTCATCCCCGATTACCACAGAGAATCTCTCAAAATACTTTCTGGGGAGTTTATAAATTGACTGCCAGGTTGTTATAATAACTTGAGAGTCTGTATCTCTCTCTTTACCAGCATAAATTTTATGGCAAAATGAACCAACGTCCCATCCATAATCTGCAAAATCTTTATACATCTGTTCTACTAACGATGTCGTCGGAACGACTATCAAAATATTTTTCTCGTTACCAACATAGTATCTCACAATCGAATATATCATCAGAGACTTTCCTGATGCAGTCGGAGATATCAATAATTTTCTATTATGTCTTAAGGCGTCGTATACTCCATCTATCTGATAATCTCTGGGTCGATATTTAGATATTGAATTTATATAATCTTTAACACCCTCCAATGAGATAAAATCATTTACCTCAAAGGGAAGTCCATAGTATTCGCTCTCCAAAAATTCGTATGTATAACTATGATCTTTACAAAATTGTATGATACGATCAAGTAATCCTACGTATATCTCTCCCTTCTGCGTATTAAAAAGTCTTATCTTACCATCCCAATATTTCTTCTTATATGCTGGTGAAAACTTTGCATTTGGAATATCAAAGGTGAATTGATCGGACAACTCATAGTAGATATGAGGTTCCGCATTTATTTTTAAATAAACCTCATTCTTTTTTGATATAACCAAATGAGACATGACATCTCCATCATTTTAGTTATTTATGCTTAACTCTTTGAGTAAAATCTATACCTTCCATATGATCATATTCATGTTGAAATACCCTTGATGCGAGTCCTTGCAACTTAATTTTATGAGTTTTTTTGTATTCATCTTCATATTTTACAACAATTTTATCTGGTCTTTTAATTTTTAAAAAAATATTTGGATAAGATAAACATCCCTCTTCCATTTCAACTTCTTCTGTATATGATTTCAGAATACGAGGGTTAAAACACACGATAACTTCATGATTTTCTAAATCTTTTATCATTGCAAACGCTCTTTCCCAAATACCAATTTGATTTGCAGATAATCCAATACCCTCATAATGGATCATATTATCAATCAATGTTTTAGATAAAGATTGTCGATCTAAATTATAACTACAAGAATCAATTCGATGATGAAATAATTGATGTTCTGGTTTTACTAGTTCTTTAATCATGAGAATCCAGATTGAAAACGATGCCATTCGATGGCATTTTTAATTTGATATGTGCGATTTGAAATGGTACGTATAATTTCTTCTAGAAACTTAAGAGTAGTATCATGGTATCTTATCTTTAAATCAATGGTTGATAACCTCTCATCAGCATCTAGGTGCCTCTGTATTGCGTCTTTCTCTCTCACCTTATACGGAAATGGTTCTTGTTCATAAACCTTTGGATCTGCCTTTCCTGTGTAGTAATTATATCTTTCTAATCTAATTTTTGCTTTTTGAGTTCTTGCCTTCTCGCGCATCAAAGTAATGGTATTATAGATCGTGTAATACTTTGAGTGTAACTGTGGTATTTTTAGTGACTCATCATGTAGGTTATCAGGATCAATGGTTGCATCACGCTCCCACATTTCCTGAATTTTGTCAAGATCCATAATAAAAATTTAATTGCTTATAAAGGTGTTCTTCCGTCGGGTTTAACTATATTATACACTGTATATCGAAAAATTGCATCTGCTGTAAAGTAATTTACATCTGTGTCTGTTGCCTCAAACTCTAGTGAAGATAAACTAATTGGAAATAGATCAAAAAACTTTACAATCGCAGTTGTATTAAAATTACTATTCAGTATGTGTAGATTACCATCACTAAAAACTATTTCTCGATCTCTTAATCCATCTGCATCTGTAGTTGCTTTTTTAAATTGGTCTGTTGTTTCTGGATATCCAAGTCCTGTTAACCAATTATGTATTGCCATGTAATTTTCTAAATTTTCATCAACTAAAAATCGTAGAGAAAATTCACCATACTGTAACTTATCACCAGGTATATCAATATCCTTTAAGTAACTTGGTTGCAGTGCTGTACCAAGAGATATCTCAGGTATTCGACTTGAATTTGAAAAAAATGTTACCTTTGGTGTTTTTGATAAGGTAAATTTAAATCCAATTGGAGATAAAAAATTACGATTTTCAATTTGGTTTGAATAAATTCTTGCCATAATTATTCACTTACTACTGTGCAATTTTTCCACCAATCAGGTTGATATGTGTATGATGCACCACCTATGGTTCGAGTTACTGTCGTTGCCTTTTGAGCATTTGCATCTGCTTCATTTTCATATATTAATCTTTTACTATATTCATTTGTCCAGTGATTATCACCTGCGTAGTATTCATCACCATTTGTCGGAACTGCAGATCCTAATTTACTTTTTTTCTTAATATGATAAGGCATTATTTATTCTCCTTTTTTTTCTTAACTAAAGATGGTAATTTTAATTCGGGAGATTTCATTCTTGATGCTTTTATTTTTTCTTTAGTCTTCTGAAGTTCTTCTACAGATTTTTCTTTTTGACTTTGAAATCTCCTTTTAGCAGCATCAACTCTCGACTCAGGTTTTTGACTTGAATCTATCTCCTCCATAAATTTGCGAAAATGCTTCATCAGTTTTTTAACTATTTAGAATCTTTTTCAAGATGCTTAATTTGTTTTTTAATAATTTTTGCGTAAGTTACTTCTGCTTCTGTGTAATACTCTGGACAACATTTTGCAATTCTAATTATTTTTTTAGCTGCTTTTTTATCTCTCATATGAGTATTTATACACAAAAAAAAGGGAAGTTAACAAACTTCCCTTTGATTTATATCAAATTAGACTATCTATACTCTGCAATGTTCCCATCATTTCTTCCTGATGTATTATCCATAATTGACATCATAGAAGAAACAAGGTTTGGATTCTTTTTTGCATATCCATCGCCAAAACGGGAATCAATGCTACGTATTGCTTCATGCAAATATTGATCTGCAACAAAACTAACAATTCCAAATTTTTCAGTAACTTTCATTTTTTGTATGTGTATATTACAAATAAATTATAACATAAAAAAAGAGGGTGTCAAGCACCCTCTTAAAAAATATGTAATTCGTAAATTACATAAGGTTTTTAACAGTAACTCTCTGATAGTAACGGTTACTATTTACCTTGATAGCACCAAGACCGTCATTAAGACCTTCAGCAAATGGGTTTGCAACGATACCATATCTGGTCTTAAAGCCAATTTTTGGCTGGAAGGAGTTCTCTCCCACAGCACGAACCATCTGTAGTGGTACGTATGGGCAGTAGAACAGTCCTGCATCGTAAGGTGAAGAACCTTTGTATCCTACAACATAGTATTGTAGATCCTGACTGTTTGCAGAGAATGGGTCGATGTATACTCTGTACTTACCTTGAAGAACACCAGCAAATGTGTTACCTGTGTCATCAACGTTTAAGTTAGCATTAAGTGCAGGAGTGTAATCAAGTACACCAGCCATTGTTAATGCAGAAGCAACGTCAGCAGAACAAAGGATCATGTTACCCTTTCCTCTACGAGTTCTCTGTGCGATTCTGTTTGCATCTCTTTCGATCTGGAAGATAAGTCCTTTGAACTTCTCAACTGACCATCTACCGTTTGAGTCGATATCTAAGTCAAATGTACCTTGTTGTGCAACGTTTGCAGCAGCACCAGTTTCAGCAGATTTGTAGATAGTTCTAATAACTTCTCTGTTGATTTCAGCAAGTATCTCTGTTGAAAGAATATTTGCTAATTCTGCTTCTGCATTTAGACCGTGAATTGCCTTAAGGTCTTGAGCAAGTTCTAAACTGTACTCTGCCTTTAGTGCTCTAGACTTCGCAGTAACGGTGACCTTCTCGATTGAGAATGCCATTTCGTTGAAAGCTGGTGACCCAGATGTACCAAGTGCTTCAGACTTCTCGGTATCCATACCTTGACCAGTTTTGTAAGTAAACTGAGTTCCAGTACTTGATGGGTTAAGTGCTGAAGGATTTGAATCTACACTTCCACCTGTTGTACCAAAACCAACGGATGTTCCGCTAGAGTTTGCTACATATCCACTACCAACGTCTCCTGGTGAACGACTGCTACCGATTCCAGAGAATGCAGTATCTGCTTCGTCGAATAGTGCCTCAGCTCCGTCCATGGTATTGAACTTGGATCTCATTGCGAAGATCAAACCAGTAGGTCCAGTCATTGGTTGAACACCTGCTAAGTCATATGCGACTAAGTTAGGCATTGAACGACGGATTAAACTGATTAGAACAGGGTCGAAACCTGCGACTGGTGAGTCTGCAGTAGCAGAGAAACCTGCTGTTGCACCTGATGAACCTGTACTGTTTGTAGGTACAGCTTCTGAAAGAAACTCTCTTTCTTCTCTAATTGCGTTTTCTTGGTTCTCCAAAAGTTGTGCTGTAACCATTCTCTTATGATTATCCTTGATTGGTTCTAGACCATCGTAATCAAGTAATGGTTCCCACTTCTTCTGCAGATGCTCGTGATTAATAGGAGCTAGCATTGAAATTTACCTCTTTAAAAGTTTAGTTTGAATTTATGATATAAAAATCATTTTTTAGAAACGGATCTACCTAGAGTTCGAAGATAAGATTCCATCAGACCAGAGACCGCTGGTTGTTGATGACCTGTTTCTGTACCTTCTGTTAATGTCTCAGTTTCGTTTCTTTGAACACTAGATCCATTACTTGGGAAATAAGACTCCCTTAATGTTACTAGTTTCTCACGGTATGCGTCTTCACTATCAAACTCAACATTCTCTGCAAGTTTTGCCAACTTGTCTTTCTGTGTTACAGCGAGACCTTCTGTGACATCTGCAAAGATTACATCAGAAGTAGATTCTGATAATCTCTTAGTAAGAGCGATGTTTTTATTGATTTGCTCGTTGAGTTTTCCTTCCATTTCATCAAGTTTATCTACCATATTATTGAGTACATCGTATTTTTCTTCAGGGATTGTTACATAATGTTCTTCAAATAGACTCTTCATTCCTGTAAGGAATGATTCAGTCATTTCTGTTTTAAGTCCTGCTTCAACTGCGAGTTGATTTTCGGACATCCATTCATCGGCAACATACTCAAGGTATGCGTCGATTCTTTCTGTTAATTCTGATTTAACGGCAGCAACTTCTTCTACAATAGTTGCTTCGTATTGCTCTTGAAGTTCTGATTTAACTTCTGCAATTTTTGTTTTGATAGCAGCTTCGAAAATTGTCTTTGCTTTTTCCTGAAACTCTTCAGATAATTCTTCACCTTCTAAAAGTGCTTGAATATCTTCTTCTACATTAACTGTAGTTTCAGTAACAACTTCCTCTTCTGTCTCCTCTTCCTCGGCAACAACTTCAGATTCTTCAGATGCAACAGGTTCTTCTGCTACAACTTCTTCCTCTTCAGCAACAGCAGGTTCTTCTGCCACTACTTCACCTTCGATTTCTGCCTCTTCCTCTTTCATGCCTGATGATTTCATAGGTTCTGCTGGTTTTGCACTCTTGTTTACAATGTCTTTAACTTGCTTAAGAATTGCACCAGCATCTTTGAGTTTTGCTGAATCGTCGTCTGGTTTATAGTTTTCTGGTGTAGGACCGCCTAGGTCTTCTACTGTTGGTGGTATTCCACCTGTGGTAAGCTTCTGCATTGGTTCTGCAGGTTTAGCTCCTTTGGTTACTACGTTTTCCATGTTGTGTAAATTGTTGCCTTTTCGGAGATTTTTCTATATTTATTTATAGAACTTATAGATTTGATAAGAAATCACTGAATAAATTCAGTTTATGTTCCTCCAATCTACCTTGATCTACAAGAGTATTGATTCTCTTTTTAGTGATTGTTGCTTGTTGTTCACGAAGAATTCCTCCTTCCCAAACCCACTCTTTTCCTTCCATAATTCCAGATACAAATGCATCAGGAGCAGAAGGATCTGCAACGATATCTGCAGCAGTTGCTAACATAAAATCTTCACCAACTACTTTGCATCCATCACGATCTTCTTTTAATGATCCAACACCACGAGAGGAAACTCCGAGTGTTACACCTTCACCAATAAGTGACTTTGCAATCTTACCCATTGGTGTATCAAGAATTTGTGCCTTACCCATAAAATTATTTCCTTCTTGACGAAGTTCTGTAATCTTATGAGAAACACGATCTAAATTCACAGTCGGACCATCTGGATGTCCGAGTTCACCAAGTGCACGACCTTTCTTTACAAAAGATTCGTTGTATCTACCAACTTCTTTTGCAAGAGTTCCGACTGGATACATTCTACCATTACGATTTTTGATATCACCTTGTAGGAAAATACCTTCAATATACATTTTCTTTTTAGCACCTTTTCCTTCGGTGATAAATTTAACGGTTGAAATTTCTTCTGTAATTAATTTCATTGTTCTAATTGGTAAATCCTACTTTTGTACCCAATACATCAGTGCCTCCACTAACGAAAACTACATGGGTAGGTTGCTTTTCTAATATTTCAGTGGAGTCTGCTAAAAGAGTAAAAGAACCAACACCAGTTCCACCTCTAGTTTCAGTAACAGTGATAACTCTATCGGTAGTACTTGGATTAGCAAGACGAACAACAGTTGCCTCACTAAAACTAGATGCAGCTGCTACCAAAGGTACAGTTATTTCATCTCCTTTTAATAAAATTCTACTCATTCTTCTGGTTCCTCAGTTGGTTCGGGTTCTTCTTCCACTTCAATTTCAGGTTCATCAAACATAGACGCAGAAATATTTGGTCTCTGAGACTCAATTCTTTCTGCAGATTTTGTAAAAAGAATGTCTTTGAGTTTATCAGTAACCTCAGAAGCAGCAGAATCTGCTGCTATCAAATCGATAATGTCTTCCATATTTTAAATTATAACGTTATATTTTATTTATATCTCCGCCGATTTAGTATCTTTACTTAACTGTGCATCAGTGACTGCTGCAGATTTTTCCAAATCAGGTTCAGTTGGAATATTTCCTAAATCTCCACCACCCTCAAGTGGTTCACCTGTAATTGGATCAACTGCATTTGGATCAGGAATAATACCATCTTTAATTTCCTGTTCAATCTGCTCATCAATTTCAATAATTTCACTATCTGTTTGACGTAACACCTTTCTCCTTACATAATCATTCGAATAGTATTTACCAATATAAGGTTCGATTGTTGCAAGAGTTCCAAGTCTTTCATTCATCAATTCAGATTCTTTGAGTTCTGCAAACTGATTATCATATAAGAAATCATATTGAATATGTTCACGAATTGACTCCCAATCTTCGGGTGTAATTATATTTTTAAGAATTAATTGAGTCTTCAACATATCATTAAACATCTGTGCAAAACGTTTTCTTAAACGTCCTACAAATTTAGAGAACTTAAGTTCATCTCTTAATATTTCAGATGAACGACCTAAGTTAAATCCACCATCAGATGCAATACGTGATTCTGGAACAGCAAGTGAACGATATAATTTTTTCTGGAAGTATTCGATATCTGATAGTTCACCTAAGTTTTGTCCACCAGGTAGAGTTGTAATTTCAGTTCCTCTTCCACCTTCTCTTCTTGGTAACCAGAAGTCTTCCATCATGCTCATGAATTTTTTATCATCACGAACTTCTCCAGTCTGAGCGTTATAAACCAACTTATTACGATAACGATACATTACCTCTTTTAAGTATTGCTCTGCTTTTATCTTTGGAAGATTGCCAACATCAATATAAAATATTCTTCTTTCTGGAGCACGAGATAAACGATAAATTACAAGACTATCTTCAATCATTCT